AGGAAAAATGGAATGCCTACCGCTTCAAGGATGCCGGCATTACCTTCTCAAAGGACTATAGATTACCGGGGGAGGATTTGAAAATCACCTTCCAATCAGGAAAGCTGAACGGCATGGAGTTCGTTGTCAACTTCGACCCTGACAATAAGAATGAACAACTTTGGGAAATAGTCAGAAATGAGAACTACGGCAGACCGCTTCCGGACGGAGTGCTTATTCCTGAGAATGGGGATACTTATATTCTATCCGGTTGGGACAGCACGAAGATAGCCGAATTAGGGCTTGTATCGTCTGCCGAGCAGGAATTGAAGGACAAAGCCGAGAAGTACGTTGCCAAGTCAAAGATAGACCCCAACACTTACAACTGTATGATGATGTCCGATGTCGCATACAGTGAGGACGGAGTGCACAATCTCTACGGCATCGGTCAGAAGGTTAACTTAATCAATAAGGCTTATTTTGAGAACGGAAGGCAGTCAAGGGTTATCGGATACGAGTTTAATCTTGACTATCCTTATGATTCTCCGATTTATACAGTAGGGGAGACGTCAGCCTACTCGCGTATAGGGGACCTCGAAGGCAAGATAGAATCTCTTACCCTGAAAGGTCAGACTTATACAGGCGGTTGGGGCAGTGGGGTTTATCTGATTAAAAGAAATGATTCCACACCGGCTACCGACAATAATGCATTCTCTGCTTTGCGTTCATTAAGCATGTTCTTGCGGAAAGATAAAGATGACCGTACCCCGCACAAGTTATCCTCTGACAAAGCTTTTGAAATAGGAAAATTTGTCAGTGGTAGTACAGGTGGTATCATAATGGTTGATAAGGAAACAGGTCAAACCTATGCGGAGGTTGATAAACTGAAAGTCCGCATGAAAGCCTATTTCGAATCATTGGAGATACAAAATGTAAATTCTGTAGGTGGAAAGATAGTTCTAACTCCGGGTGGTGCTGTTACGCTTATTGATGTTTGGACCAAGGGCACCATTGAACAAACGCCCATACTTTCAATGGCAGACGGGAATCCTATATTGCTTGCAGATGGCAGTGAACTCCAATTGATGGATAAAGAAACGGTAGACAATGGCGTCCCCGAAGGCGTGTACAGATGTTTCTTCCTTGCCGAGCAGGACGGTGTGGAAGTGGAGAACCGCTTCCGTGCAGGTTTCCAGGTACAGAGCAAAAACTTCAACATACAAAAACCGGGAGAATACCAACAGGTAGCGAACCATTATTATTGGCGTTTATGTGTAGGGGCAAGCAAAGAGCCTATCAATGTCGGCATATACAAATTACACTATATTGACCTCAGCATGGCGGATTGCGACACAGGCAGTGACATTCCGGCAAAGGGTGATACTGTAGCCCACCTTGGTGCACGAATCAAATGGAAAGGCATTGACAATAAGGACGTGACGGATGAAAGCAATATTGACGCACAGAATGCCATTGTTTTCTCTTCTACCGATGTGTTCAGCCCGAGTGTTACTCTGTATCACGGTATAGACTCCTACTCCTACTTGAACAAGGAGTATGTTGAGTATGGCGTAGACAAAACTAACAACAAGGCGTTTTTCCATGTGTACGGTGATGCGTATATTGGGGACCGTGATGGTAACAGCTTTGTTAAGTTCACCCAAGGTGAAGGCGTGGAATTGAAAGGGAAGCTTCACATTCAAGAAGGCTCCACCGGTTCCGCCAATCTGACCGACCTTCCCGATGAGATATATAATGCCGTGCATCTAGGGTCGGTAAACCTGTTACGGAATAGCGGATTCACCGGTGACTATGAGAGCGAGCAACTGTTTTCTTCCGATGAGCTTACGCCTGACAAGGAATTGTATAGCAAGCAATTAAAGTATTGGACAGGTGTAGCTACCGTATCCGCCGATAATGATGCCGGTTCCGGGTATTCCGCCGCAATCGGCAGTCTGTCACAATCGGTGGCCTTAATTAAAGGAGAAAGTTATGTTATATCATTTAAAGCAAAAGGTACATCAGTGGCTGTTTCGTGTGGCGATTTCAGCACAACTCAGCCTCTTACGTCCGGTTATCAGAGGTTCACATTTAAATTCAACTTTAACGGTGCAGGTATTTTCATGCTCAGTGGTACCGCAACCGTTTGTGAACTTCAGCTAGAAAGAGGAACTATCGCGACCGATTGGAAGCCATCCATCCTGGATAATGATAAGTCCATGGCAGGTTTTCAGGCGATTAATTATATTGCCGACGCGATTAAAGATGGATCTGTGGATATTCTTGGTGGTCTGATTCTTGCCAATATGATTCAACTGGGCAACTACAAGGATGGTAAGATGCAAAAGGTCACAGCCGGAGTTAGCGGCATATACAATGATGATGATGATGTAGCATTTTGGGCGGGTGGCAAACTTGAACAGGCTATTATGACCGTAATGAAGTTCCGTAACGACCCCAATTACCAGCCTACTGATGCGGAGTGGGCGAATATGGCAAATTTTGTTGCCACGCATGGCGGTGATGTATTTTTAAAAGGATATGTCTATGCATTAGGAGGCTTTTTCCGTGGAAGGGTTGAGACCTCTGTAGATGGGAAGCGAATTGTCATTGACCCGGAAAAGAATACGCTGGAAATGTACACGGCAGAAGGACACGCCACTTTGATTTTAAGATTTGACAAATCATCGGACGAATGGGAATATGGCGATCTCATCTTGCGGAAGTATGTCAATGATCAACTGGCACTCGAAACTACTGTATATCCGGAGCGTATCAGAATACAAAATCATGTTGAAAAAACGGATATCATGTTAAATCCCAACAACGTCTCGTTCTACGGCTCTAAGGGTGAGACATTATTGGTCGGGATGAAATCGGTATATAATGGGGTAAACGTGTCTAAGTATGTGGCGGATATAAGTTGCAGTCATTGGCCGGGTAAGGATGATGTCAGTACCGGACAAGTCTATGTGGATTATGAGACGGTGGAAGGTATTATAACTAATGGGATTTTAAAAGTAAAGAAATAATATGGAACTCAATACAGTCATTAAAACAGGTACCTGGTCTGATGCTGCCGACCGCATCAACAGTAATTTTAGCAAGACTTCCACTGAAGTCGAAAAAATAAAGTTAAGCAGCACCCGCAACAAGGGGCTGTATCCTACTATCGAGGCGTTGATGACTGCTATACCATCCCCGGTTGTAGGTGATTGGGCTGTAGTAGGTGATACCATACCGGGACCAATCTATCAATGCAAAACAAAAGGCACATGGAGTGCCACAGGTACGACAGGAGGAGGTGGAAGTGTAGACCTGTCGGGATACTTAACAGCCGAGGAAATTGACGATGTGACATCAATATTATAATTATGCGAATCAATTATCAGTCCGATTTTAAAATCATAGAGAAAAACCTGAATGGAGACCTGAAAACTCCTTTCCGGTTTACTTATCAGACAGTATTGTCGAAACCCGTTGTAGCCTCTTTCGATGGACACGATTACAAGAACTGTCGCAGGCTGGATGATGGCAGCCTGCTGGTTGTGTTTGATAATCATGGCATGCGTCCGGGCAACCTGACGGTCAGACGCGAGTATTACCTTACTGATGCTGATTTTGCTGATGGTATCTGTAACCTTGTATCCATGGAGTTTACAGGCATCGTTCTTGTCAATGGCAAGTCTGATGACAGTACAGGTACAATTGACGTTTATCCAAACTACCAGAAAGGCGATAAGGGAGACCCAATGACATGGGAATCCATGACAGAGGAGCAGCGTACCGAATTAAAGGACTCTGTGGTAAAGGATGTGCAGAATGAGATGCTTTCTTCCTCTCCAATTTCCGATAAAGAATACGAAGATGTATTGAGTGGTTTCCTTTAATCGGAAACCGATAAAAATAGATTTACGAAATTAAAATAAGAATTATATGGCTAAAATTCATAAACTTACCAAAAAGGGTCAGACCATTTACCCTGCTACAACCACTGATGCGGTGGTACATCCGACTACGCGTAAAAACCTTACGGAAGAACTTTCCAAATTAGAGAGTAAAACAGAAAGTTTAAGCAAAATAACAGGCGTATCTTCCGCTGTAATAAAGTTTAGTAAACAATATGAACTAAAAGAACTTCCATTTACTATATTTCGTGGCTCTGTAATTAATTTATTAGGAGATGTATCCACGATTACTTGTA